CAACGAGGAGTTGGACGCACTTAACAACGATCTCAATCCGGTCAATGCCCTTCGGGTGATGCCCGGTGCCGGTCCCGTGGTTATGGGCGCGAGGACGATGGACCAGAGCCGGTCCACGCGGTACATCAACATCCGCCGCACAGTGGACTTCCTCAGTAAAGAGATGGAAGCCGCTTTGGCATTCGCCATCTTCCGCAACAACACCCCGGACCTTTGGCGCGAGATCTCGACGGTCCTGGACAACTTCCTCCGTGGGTTCTTCACCGATGGCGGACTGCGCGGCAACTCTCCGTCGGAGGCCTACTTCATCAAGGTCGACGCCGAGAACAACAACGCCACCGATATCGCCAGCGGTGTCGTCAACGTCGAGGTCGGGGTCGCTCTGCAGTACCCGGCTGAGTTCATCAAGATCAAGTTGACCCAGCGAACGATCGCCTGAAAGGAATAGGTAACCATGGCAGCATCAACGTACGAGCGCGGTCGTCTCGCCACTGATCCGATCCGCAACTTTCGGTTCCTCGCCACGTTCTTCCCGCTAGGGACCGAAAAGACCGGGCAAATGCAGCCCGACCCCAAGATCGGGTTCACATCCGTGTCCGGACTTAACATCTCCACCGAGTCGATTCCGTACCGCGAGGGTCATCACAACACCACGGTTCGGCAGATCCCGGGCCAGACCACGTTTTCTCCGATCACCTTCCAGCGCGGTGTCGTTCTGGGAAGCAAGCAGAACTGGCAGTGGATGGAAATGCTCTTCCGGGTAAACGACAACAGCGCCCAGGGAGCACTCAGTGCCAAGACGTCGTTCCGGTTCAACGTGCAGATCGATGTCCTGGCGCACCCCGTTCGGTACGCGTCCAAGACTCAGGGCTACCAAGCCGGTTCCGCCGTCAATGCCAACGACGCGTCTGTAACCGACGAGAAGGTCGCTATGCGTTTCACGATCTTCAACGCGTGGCCCACTTCTGTGGCGTACTCGGATCTGAACGCCGGTGACAACGCTCTCATCGTGGAGCAGTTGACGGTCGTGCATGAGGGATTCGATGTCGCCTGGGCACGCGTCTCCGAGGACGGCGGGTTCACGCCCGTAGGAAACTAGGTAAGGAACTAGATCGATGGCGGTCAGTGGTCGTGCAGGTGGTTCTGGAGCGTTCCGCTCCACGACCACTGACCCCATCGGCAACTACCGGTTCCTGGTGCACTTTTACCCTCAGCAGCCGGACCGCACGACGACGCCCTGGTTGAAGCCTGTCGGGATGATGGGCTTCACCAGCGTCAGCGGTCTGTCGTTTAACGTAAATGTCGTCTCTATCCGCGAGGGCGGTTACAACACGACACTGCACCAGGTGCCGACCCAGGTCGACTTCTCTGCGATCCAACTGGACCGGGGAGTGCTGATCGGAAGTCGTCAGAACTGGGACTGGATGCGGATGCTACTCAGAGTTGTCCAGGGTCGCGGTTCGGGAAACAAAGTTCTCTTCCGGTCCGACGTACACATCTCCGTACTACAAACACCCGTACCCTACGGCGGCGGCGGGTTCCGGGCGGAATCCAGTAGCGCTGAGGCCGCGTACGACGACAAGGTCGTCATGCGGTTTCGTCTGTACAACGCCTGGCCCTCCAGCGTCGTCTACTCAGACCTGAATGCAGGCGACAACGCACTCATGGTCGAGCGCATGACCCTTGTGCATGAGGGCCTCGACGTGGAATGGGGCAGCGTCACCGAGCGCGGCCTAGTCCTATCAGCACCCAATTTCGGAAACCCGTAACAACAATCATTTGGAGAAACAGTGCCGACCATCAAAGCCGACGAGAACCCTGACCTCGTCAACGAAATGATCCAGTCCGTTCTCGCGGAGCCCGTTGACGACGAGATCGAGGACCAGAACGACGAGATCGTAGTTCCCCCGGAAACTGTGTTCGAACTTCCCGCTGGACTCAGTATTCCCGGCTCACCGCTTCAGACTGAGATCGAGGTTCGAGAACTCACGGGACGCGACGAGCAGATCATCTCCCGAGCCAAAACCCCAAGCGCTATCTCCGAGGCCATCCTCTTACGCGGGATCGTCCGTGTGGGCGACACCGAGAGCAGCAAAGAACTCCTCAACGCGATGCTCTCTGGGGATCGCGACTTTGCACTCCTGAAGGTCTTCTCCGTCACCTTCGGATCAGAGATCGGACTCACGCGGTACTGCCCCGGCTGCGAATCCGAAGTGGACATCACCATCGACGTAGACAACGACGTCCCCGTCAAGAAGTTGGACGACCCATCTGAGGTCTACTTCGAGGTCAAGGGCAAGGCTGGAGTCATCCGGGCAACCCTTCCCACGGGCGTCACACAAAAGGCGCTGCAGGAAGCCGGGAACAAGACGTACGCCGAACTGTCGACGATTCTCCTGGCCAACACGGTTATTGAAGTCAATGGACGACCTGTGCTGGGTGAGGCCGACGTACTGGCGCTGTCCATCAAGGACCGTCGCACGGTGGCTGAGGAGATCGCCAAGAGAACTCCTGGCCCGCGACTTCAAGATGTCGTCAAGAACTGTCCGGAGTGTGAGACCGAACTGGAGGTTCCGCTGTCGCTAGCGGCCCTGTTTCAGTTCTAGCAGCGAGTCGAGGGCCAAGAAGTACAGAGAGTTGCACACCGTCATCACGGCGCTGTCGAAACTCTACCCGGGTTGGACGAGGAACGAGATCCTCGATTTGACTCCGAGAGAGAGATTCAACGCCATCACGTCAGCAGTCCCCAGAAGGGAGGGGTGAGGAATGGGACTACGGGAGTCACTAGGTGATGTCTCTGCAGACCTTGCCAAGATCCTCAACCAACTCAAGGACATCCAGAAGGTCCAGAAGGAGATTGACAAAGGCGCGACGGCGTATTCCAAGGCGGTCGGGGCAGTATCTGGAGGCCCCGGTAAAGGTGGGCGATCCGCCAACGGCACGCCGACCCCCACGTTCAGCACACCTCCCCCGAGCCCTGGTTCCCAACTGGGCGGAGTCACCTCTTCCGCAACCGGAGGAGGCCCGCCTGGTGCTGGAATGTCCAAATACACCGCGCAGTACTCCGAGTCGAGCGGCGGGTCGGGCCTGCCCGGATGGGCCCGGGCGGCGGCACTAACAGGTGCGGCGGCTGCAACGTTCGCCTACAACGTCACCCCCGGGGTCGAGGACGCGTACGTCGCACAGCGATTGAAGTTCCGGGCTTCATTCCTCGGCCCTAACGGCTACAACCAGAACTACTACAAGGACTCCAAGGCGCTGTTCGGGAACATGCAGACGGATCCCTTCGGGATGATGACCGCCGCCAACATCTTCACGATGACCGGTCAGGGCCAGGGAACTGGAAACTTCAGCCGTGTCATGCGCGAGACCGCCGTGACGTCTGCGATCTTCGGCCAAGACAACGCCACCGCAGCGGTGGCTCAAGCCAGCATGAACTCCGGAAGCATCGCAAGCCGGATGGCCAAGTACAACATCTACGTCTCAGACTTCCAGACGGGCAACGCCCGAGGTCTGGGTGCCCTTGTTGATCAGATTTGGTCCAGGCACTACGGCAGTTCCAACCGTGCCATTCCCTACGAGAGCGTCGCGGCCAGTATCCGCGGTGGCTGGCTCGGGGTATTCATTAACAAGAACTTCGGTGACGTTCCCGAACTGCGGGAGCAGATCACCCAAGCACTTCTGATGAAGGCCCAGCAGAACGGCGATCGCCTGGACTACTCAGACCTCGGCAACTACGGTGGCGGGGCTGCCAAGATGCCGATGGCCCCCGGTACTCGCAGCGCCATGGGAGCGGCTACCGGGGCGGGCCTCACACCGGAGAACGACCCCGGACTCACCAATATGGCCCTACAGAGCAGCCGGGGCAACGCCATTGATGCGTCAACCGAAGATCTCCTTGAAGGCTACCGCTCTATGGCCTATACGGCCGTCAGGATGAACGACGTCATCACATCAGTCGTTGACAGCGGAAACATGTTCATCGACTTCATGATGAACCTCAAGGGAGCGTTTCAGACCCTCAGCAGCCTAGGAGAACTGTCACCGATCATGGGCTTCCTCTCAGGAGGCGTGTTCGGTGGACTCAAGTCACTCCTAGGCTTCTCCGCGGGCGGAGACATATCTGCCGCGGTCGGTACCAGTACCTCAGACAGCATCCCGGCCATGCTGTCGCGAGGTGAGTACGTCATCAACGCGCGGGCGGCGCAGGCGATCGGCGTCGATCGACTGAACGCGCTCAACTCAGTAGGTCACAACTTCGGGTCAGGCTTCGCAAGCCCAACCCGGCACTTCGCAGGAGGTGGCCTTGCCGGACAGGCCACCCTGGACGGATGGACCGCCGTGGACTACGGCGACACCAGCCTCAAGAAGTACTCAGTTCCTGGCGCTCCTGGTATCGAAACTGGAGGACTCTCCCTCAGGGAAGCCGACGGAATAGGCCAGTACCTTGCTGATCTCGCTGCCGCCTGGCAGGCACACCCCGCGCTAGGAGGGGGCCGCTCAGACCTCAACAAGGGATGGTCGGGCGGGCACTCACTCCGTGAAAGTC